GGCAAAACCGTAAGATTTATCAAGAACTATGAACTAATTGAACTTTCTATTGTTGATTCACCAGCAAATGAACTTTGTAACATTCTTTCTATCCAGAAGGTCAATGGACAATACATTGCAAAGGGAATTGCAGTAGGAGTAGTAACTGAAAATATATTTTACTGTGCAGACAGTGATTCTGTTTTTATCTCAACAGATAAAACATATGACTCTCCAGTATCTGGAAAGCCAGCAGAGTTAATCGGATGGGTTGAAAGCTCAGATGTTAACAAAGCAAAAGAGATAGATAAGATTCTTGATGCATACAAGCATTCAAGATTTACGTTGCCTGAAACACAAACAATTGCAAAACAGGCAAACGCAGAAGGAGGTAATGAAATGTCAGATAATACAGAAAACGTAGTTGTCGAAGATGTTGCAGTAGAGGCACCAGCCGAAGCAGAAACAACAGAAGCAGCCGTTGAAGATACAGCAGTTGTTGCAGAAGATGCAACTCCAGCTGAAGCTCCTGCAGATGCAGTAGCAGAAGACGTTCCTGCCGAGACTCTGGAAAAAGCAGCCGAAGTATCAGAAGATAAGGTTGATGAACCTGATTTTGCGAAGATGTTAGGCGATCTAAAAGGCTTTTTCTCAGAAACTCTAAACAAGGCATCTGAAGCAAATGCAGCACAAGTAACAACAATCCAAGAGACTGTTGAAACTTTCAGCAAGAGCGTAGATGCTAGAATTTCAGAGTTGGCAGAACAACACACAGCACTTTCAAGCGCTGTAAATAACATCAAGAACACGATTGATGGTGTACAAAAGCGTGTCGACGCAGTAGAATCAGAGACTGCAATCAAGAAGTCTTCAGATCTTGGCCGATCAGAAGAAGTAACAATCAAAAAATCTAAATGGAACGGTTCTTTCCTCGGTTCCGTAAACGAAATATTCAACTAAGGTAGGTATAAAATAATGAGCAATGAAACATTAGAAAAAGCAGTTGCAGCTGGAACTACAGCTACAGGCACATTTGCCTCAACAACTGGTGGAACAGGAACACACCGTGCATCAGAAGCTGGTAACGGTGGACTTCTTAACCCAGAACAATCAGCTCGCTTCCTTGACTATATGTTCGACGCAACCGTAATCGGTAAGGTCGCACGTACAGTTCGTATGAAGTCAGACACAGCCGAGATTGACCGTATGTCCGTTGGTGAGAAGCTTATGAAGCTTGCAACTGAGGCAGACGATACAGCATCTAACAATGCAGTAACTTTCTCAAAAATCTCTTTGACAACAAAGAAACTCCGCATGGACTGGGAGCTTTCAACAGAGTCTCTAGAAGACAACATCGAAGGTGCAGATCTAGAAGATCACATTGCACGTTTGATGGCAACACAAGCAGGTAACGACATTGAAGATGTTATCCTTAACGGAAACACAGCACTTGGTTCAGACGCACTTTACAAGTCATTTGATGGCGTTGTAAAGAAGGCAAAGACATCAGGTCGTGTCGTAGACGCAGCTGGAGCCGCAGTATCTCGTGATGTATTCAACAAGGCACTTAAGGCTATGCCACGTAAGTACAAGCAACGTCGTGGAGACCTTCGCTTCCTTGCTGGATCAAACTTGATTCAGGATTTCCTATATGCTAACAGCATTGGAACAAACCAGACAATTCCACAGGACATCGCTTCAAGCGTTATCCGTGGCGGAGTCGCACCACTAGGTGGACCAGCAGGATATGTGGCACCATTCGCATTCGGTATTCCGATTGTTGAAGTACCACTTCTTAACGAGACACAGACTGGTGATTACGCATCACCATCAGGATCACACGGAGACATTCACTTGTCATTCCCAAATAACGTAGTTATCGGAGTTAAGCGTGACGTAACAGTCTACCGCTTCTTCTGGCCACGTAAGGACTCAATCGAGTACACAATGTATACTCGTGTTGGCGTCCAGATCGAACAAGCTGACGCTTGGGTCGTTGTAAAGAACGTTAAGGTTGCTTCTTAATTAATTTAAGATAAAACCCTCGAAAGGCCCCCAATTAATTTTGGGGGCTTTTCATTTTAATTTATCAATGCTATAATTGAATAACCTAACAAAGGAGATAATATGTCATTCGAGACATTGAAAGTAGCAGAACTCAGAAAAATTGCAGAGGACTTTGCAGTTGATACTGATGGTATTAAGAGTAAGGCAGATATCGTTGCCACCCTTGCAGAAGAGGGAGTCACATGGTCTGTTTATCAAAAGACTATTAAGGACATCGAAGATTCGACAGATGAATTCAGCGAGAACGCAGAAGAGATTCTTCCAAGATTTGATCCAAATGCTCAGCCAGAAGACACAGTGCTAGTTAGAATGACTAGAGAAAACTTCAGGTATGATATTAATGGATTTACATTTACAAAAGAGCACCCGTTTATTGCAATGACAGAAGACAATGCTCAAGAAATTTTTGATAAGGAGGAGGGCTTTAGATTAGCAACTCCAAAGGAAGTTCAGGAGTATTACAACTAATCTAAGCCTATAACATGGCAGAGATATACGTAAACAGCAACTCACCAATTAGAACAAAGATCTATTGGGAGGGTGAACTAATAACACCTTCTAGCGTTGTAACAGCAAAGATTTATGACGTAACAAAAGATCCAACCAATGTCATACTACCGACAACTATATTGTCAACGATTAATGCAACGGCGGTAGAGACAGATATTGGTACCTATCAAATAGTGTTGCCATTTTCGTATTCGTCATATCCTAGAAACTTTAAGATTGTATGGCAGTATACAGTTTCAGGCGGGGCAGTAGGAACACATACCACATATGCTAATGTAGTATCTCCTTATATCAATATCAATGAACAGATAGATGATTTGAACTTTGGGGCAGACCCAAGCGATCCAAATTATAAGACATACGGAGATCTACAGGCAGCAGAAAGATATGCAAGAAAGATAGTAGAAGATTTTACAAATCAAGACTTTTATCTATACTCAGGAGAAGAATCAATCTATGGAGATGATTCAGATACACTTCCTCTTCCAGCTAAACTAAACAAGATATATAAGATCTACTCTAATGATATCTTGCTAGTGGACAATCTTGCTACTCCTAAAGTCAATAACTGGTTGTACGATCCAATTGTTTCAGAGACTGGATTCGGAGTAAGAGTAAACAGAACTAACCTATTGGATAATACGGTATATGTTGCAAATGGTTTAGTTCCGCCATCAATTAATGATACATTTAACGGTGTATTTTCTAAAAATATTAAGTACAAGATCGTAGGACAATTTGGATGGGAATCTGTTCCAGATAAGGTCCAGCTTGCTACAGTTGAACTGATGAAAGATTACTTCTCAAAGGACAAGGTCTGGAGAAACAAGTACATTAAGTCTATTAAGACATTTGACTGGAGCTTTGAGTATAATGCATCGGCATCAAAGGGAACTGGCAATCTATATGTAGACCAGCTTCTTAATCCGTATGTTATTACTCAAATGGTTCTGATCTAATGTATGCCATTATTGATTCAGTCTTTCCTATGCTTATGGATGTCTATAAGCAATTCGATACACAGGATGAGTCGACAGGGGCTTTAAAAAAAGAGTGGCAGTTTACTAGAACAGTACCATGCAGTGCTAAAGGTACAGTAAGCAACTCATCTTCAAGAACGGCTGGAGACAAGCAAGTCTTTTCTAATAAATATTTAAATGATCAGGTCCTCCAAGTAAGAACTGCAACAAAGGTTACCTTTAGAGAAAAGATTACAAATATCAGAAATCTAGATGGCACCGTAATATGGGAAGAAATTAACTTTCCAAATAACACTCCGACAGTATTTGAAGTAATGGGTGTTGTTCCAATGACAGAACCACTAGGTGGAATTGTTGGATATAACGCCACTATAAAAAGATCGGAGAGTCAGGTAATTGGACAGTAGCGTAGCATTACTGCAAGCATCTAGCGGTCTAGAAAGATTGATGGCTGGATCAGTTCCAGGAGTAATCAAGGACAGCACAGTAGCCCAGATATCAGCATTCTTATACTATGAAGCTGCAGTCCTTTCTAAGCTGACATCAAATGCCGAATTTAAAAACTTATTTAAAACAACTATATTTAATCAAATAGAAAAAGACTTCGGTCAGTATGTAGATGCTCAGGCAAGAACAAAGCCTAAAAGCCTTCACCACGTATATGAGTGGAATAAGACAGGCAATCCCTCATTTAGATTATTTGATTTATATCTAATAGACACGGGCGGACTTTCATTTAGAATAGGTCGTGACTTTAAATTATCTAAATCAGCAGTTCCTTCTAAGAACAAAAAGCAAAAAAGAAAATATGTATTTAGTAATAAGGCTACCGTGATGGAAGAGGGAATGCCCGTAGTAATTCGCCCAAAGTCAGCAGAGCGCTTAGTATTTGAATTAGATGGTGCAACAGTCTTTATGCCTAAAGGAACCTCTGTGACCGTCAAGAGGCCTGGAGGCAGGGCGGCAACAAATCAGTTTGCTCTCACATATGGTAGATTTTTTGGCGGGCAACTAGTAAACTCTTCAATACGTTCATCTGGATTCCAAAGAATCTTCAATGCTAAGATAGCTAAAGCCCTAAATGTCCCAATTAATATTAAAAAAGTGCAGTATAGCTTCAGTGCTGGTAAAATAAGAATGCAGGCGGACGCAGCATTAAGTTCATCATTTGGAGGCTCACTATGACAGTAGATTATAAGATAGACGCAATGTTCGAGCTTCGCAAGTTCCTATGGACACAATTAAAGTCGACGGGAATGTTTAATCAGAACGATTATTACTCAGACAACCTTGGAACAGAGATAATCCCTATTGTTCCAGTCCAGCAATTGCCAGAAATGGATCAATTCCTAAATGGCAAGAAGCATATCGTATACGATAAGATCGGTTTATCATATGAGGAGAACTGGTTAATATGCTGTGAGAAGGTTTTGTTCACCATTTATTCAACAGATGTAACAGAAATCTATGAGATGAGAAACCTCATGACAGACCTTTTCAGAAGAATGGACGAATCTGCAAAGGATGTCAATGCCTCAAAAACTTCTAATAAATTAATTTTCCACAGTATTCATATCACAGAGACCTCTCCAATTGAGCCATCTCAAGAACTTCAGGGTTTCCTGTCAGCAGACGTAATACTAGAGGTCAAATACTCTAGAGTCACCGATAGACTAGGTAGATTTGCCTAGTTGCTTTTAAAGGCTTAATCCAGTAAAATTGGACATAAGAGGAAATGAGCCTAGCCAGCTTGATTTAAAGTAAGTCAATATATATATATTTATTTAACAGGAGGTTTTACAACATGGCACAAAACACAGGTAATGCTAGAAATATTCTTGTCGGTGCGTCACCACTATTCTTGTCAGTAGAAGATTCTACTACATCAGGATACGTAGAAAACTTGGTTCCAGGTACATCAGTATCAGGAGCAGTTGCACGTAACAAGACAGTTCCAGCATTTAAGAACGGTACAGCAGGCTCTGGAACACCAGTAGTCGGTTATGTAGCAGGTGAGTCATACATCACAACTCTTAACGGAGTAGATGTAGATAACGCAACATCATCAGCAACAACAGGTGCTGCATATCGTAACGTAGGATTTACAAACAATGGTCTTCAGATTACTTACAACCCATCATACGGTTCAGTAACAGTAGATCAGCTTCTTGATACAGCTAAGCTGTTCAAGGAAACAATGGAAGTTATGATTGCAACAGAAATGGCAGAAGGAACTCTTGAGAACGTTCTTGCCGTATTTGGTCAGTCACAATCAACTCTTACCGCAAATGGTAAGCAGCTAGGTCTTGCAGCAGGTGCACTAGGAGAAGCTCCAGTTGAGCGTCAGCTAGTTGCAATTGGACAGGCTCCAACAACTGCATCATCATCAAAGACAGAGCGTGTATATTATGCTCGTCGTGTTCTTTCTGTACAACAGTCACAGTTCTCTTTGGCTCGTAACGCAGCATCAACATTCCCAGTAACATTCCGTTTGCTTCCATCAGGAGCATCAGCAGACGCAGGCGCAGAATACGGTACAATCGTAGACCGCACCTGGCTATAATTAATATTAATTA